ATTGATTAACTCCCTCAGAATTTTTTTATATTGGAACACATTAATATTTATGAAGGGTATATACTTCTTTATCTTTAAACTGACGGATTCCCACACTGGGTCAGTAAGTTTTTTATCAAAGTTTTTTACGAAAGAAAATACTTTTTCCAGTATTGTAAGCGTTTCTAACGAGATCTCCCCACCCAGATATTTTTTCAATATTGGAGGATGGCCTTTCGAGCAATCGAATACTTCTTTCAAGTTGGTGTCCGATAGCAATTCGTTGCTTTGTTCTTTGAACAAGTAAGTCAAACTCTGTTTTCTTTTCATCCATTGTGAATAGTTCCTTTCTCCTGAATTAATAATTTCACCAATCCATAAGTTTTGTGGATTGTCTGTTGATACAAAATTTGCTAAAAGAAAGTTTAGCACTTCTTCATCAGAATATTTTCTGGAAGTTTTCTCAAACCAATACTTATCCTTTCGTTTATTAAAGGATGCCATAGTAGCTCTGGATTTACCACCATACTTAAAAAAATCATATTTACGATTGGTAAAATGACTTTTCATTGATAGATATGTTTGATAAGTCTCAAACGGTGTCACATTCATTTTCCAGTTTCAGGAGTAGAATTAGATTTTGCTATTATTTCAGGATTCTGTGGTTTATAGTTTCTATCTTTAGAACCAAAAAAACTTGTAATGGCATATCTACCCCAACCATCATAATAATCAGAATCTTCTATTGATACTTTTGATACAGCATGTTCTACCCAACCTGGCATTATTATAATTGAATTATTTTCACATGGAACCTTATAATCATATTTTGGAAATAATAATTCACCACCAGTAAATTTTTTAGGTTCTTTATAAAAATAAGAAAATCCTAAAAATTGCATAGACTTGTCCGTATGAGCTTCATAATAATCATCATTATGATAATATCTCAATTTAGTGGTATCACTATTACATAATTGAGCAATAGAACAACAATCATGTATTTTACCAAACTCCTTTAATATAGTAGATGTAAATAACTTCCTATTAACAGTTAGAATATTAGACATTTGGCGATGTCTAACAAATAAATCATCCAAACAAATTGCACGGGCATTTGTTCTATCTACTACTCCACCATAATCTTTAGCTTCAAGAAGTTTACCTGGTTTGGTAAAAAACTTAAGTTCTTCCCAAATTAATTCCAATTCCTTTTCATTATAAAGATTATTAATTATCATATGAGGAAATGGTTCTGGATATGCTTCCCCATTAAGTATTTCTTCTGAATCAGACGTATTTACCGTTTTTTCCAATTCCTTTAAAAAATTTTTAGGATTAAATTCTTTAGAATCTTCCATTGTTAATTCTATTTTCGTCATTTGGGTATATAATAAAGTGGATTTGGTACTTCGGGGTATACCATTTTAGTTTCACCAGGCCCACTCATAGGTACCATAATACGATACTCAATAAATGTTGGTTGATTTAGATATGCCTCTGGAGGTAAAGGCAAATAATAAGTCATATCGGTAATCTTGCCCTCGATGTTTTTTTCATAAAATTAAGTTCTTGAGCATCATATTTTAATTTCTCCTTAAGAGGTTTAGAAACTAACTTTGTTACTGATTCTATCTCAAGATTATTAATTTCGCAATAGTAACAAATAGCATCAATATAATTCATATCCTCATTTGCCACAATACCTTCTATCTCAATAGCAAACTTTTGTGGTGTGAGAAATTTCTTTTCTATTACCTTTTCTAATTCTTTATTTGGTTCCATAGAGCTCCAATTTATCTCCAACAAACTTTCTAATATATTCTCCGAGGAGTTTGATATACTTTGCTTTGTCGGTTTCTTCGTAGACGACACATTCTCCATTTTCACAAGCCATGATAATTACAAGTTTTTTGATAGAGATGCCTTTCATCTCATAGAGCATACATCCGTATGCCATTGCCTGAACAAAATAATGTTCAATCCACTCACGTGGTTTAGGTTTTTTAGATGTCTTAAAATCTATTATTGCTAGATCACCATTATATTCTGCAATACAATCAACGGTTCCAGCAATTCCTAATTGCTTACTATATAGCGGTCCTTCCAGAGAATAGATATTATCTATTTTGTTAAGTGTACCCTTAGCAATCTTAAATAAAAATTCTGAAATAGGAGGAACTTCAGGAAGTTTTTCATCATTTTTTAGATAATGCTCAGTAAGAGTGTGCATATCCGTTCCACGGGTTGTAGCCGCTTTTGTAATACGATCTGCCTCTACATCCCCAACCTTCTTTCTCCAATTAACAAAAATTTCTTTATTAAAATGACTAGTTACAGAAGTAATAGAAACTAATTTAACTAATTCATTTACATCAGGAATAGAATAATAACGAACACCATCGATAGTCTCTCTTTTAAGAGGTTCGAGGTTCAAATCAACATGATTAAACATTACATACCCAATTCATTTTTTGCTATAAGGTATTCTTTAACAAGTCCTGAACGAACAATATCATCAATACCAAATTCTATTATATCAAAAGAATTCATTTTACGCAAGATGTTCATAAAGTCAACAATACCATTACGATCATTAGTTTTAACTAAATCTGACTGACTCGCATCTCCACAGAAAACAATTTTAGTATTTTCACCAACTCTGGTAATGATACTATCTAATTCATGAAAATTTAAATTCTGAAACTCATCTACAATTACAATAGCATTATCTAATGTAGTTCCTCTAATAAATGAAGTGCTCCAAAACTTAATAGTATCCTGAGATTTAAGATTCCCATAAAGCATCTCAAAATCAGCATCAGAAGGCATCTGAAACATATACTTAACCATATTCTTATAAGGAATTTGGTAAATATCAGCTTTATCCTCATGATCACCAGGTAAGAACCCAATTTCTCTTGTAGATACTAAAGAACGAACTAAATAAATTTTCTCATAGAGATTATTATCACTTAGAACATCCTTCATTGCATTATACAATGTTATAAAGGTTTTACCCGTTCCAGCACATCCATAAGCTATGATATTCTTACTCTTTTTATAAGAATCAAATAATCTTTTTTGATTATCATTAAGAGGTTCAATATCAACCAAATAATCAGCATTTAAAGGTTTCTTCCTTTTCATCTGTTTGGTAGTTAAACCAACTCCAATAGGTTGATCAACACTTCCTCTTTTACGTCTTGCCATAGTATCAGATTTTCTTTACTTTAGAACCAGGTGCTTTAGATGCCTTATCAAGAACTTCATTCCAACCTGGTTTTGATTTAATCAATTTATTACGCCAATCTCCTACTTCTGCGGCCATAGGGCATGTAGAAGGATCACTCCAATCTCTTTTCCAATCAGGATTATCTTCACACCATTTACTCCACTCCATTATACTCATTTTTACTTCTTTCTGTTCACCAGTTTCTTTGTGAACCACAGGATATGTTGCCATAATTATAAAGTAATGTAATTTATTTAGACCCACTCAAGGGCTTCTGATACAGCAGGGAACTGTTCGGTAAATACCTTTCTACATGCCTCTGCAATTACCATATGCTCTTTTTGGGTTCCATGAGCAGATCTCAGATTGATATAATGTATCCAAGAACGACATGAACCAGTCATATAGATCCTTGTAGGAGTGCAGAGAGGTAATACCATTCTGGCACATTCTTTCGCAACACCCTGACTGAGCATTTGTTCGTATAATGCCTTAGATGAACTAAAAAGTGTAATCATCTGTTTCTCAAATTTTTCCACCATTTCAGGATCTAGGTCATCAGTCGAATTTTGACGATTTTTCAGATCTTGCTTACGAAGTTCTGGAAGGTCAATATCACCCAATGCAGTACTTGAAGCATATCTTTGAGAAAACTCTTGATATGTAAAAGATCGGTGTCTTAGGATTTGTGCCGCAATAGCACGAGTAGTCTCAATTTCCAAAGTCATCGAAGATTGCTCAAAAACACTCCAATGGTTATGTTTGATGCAATACTTCAAAAGTCCTGCATATTTCTCATTATCCTGATTTGACGGATTTGACACTCTGGCAATATATGCCATTGTCTGTTCTGCGTCAGGAGTGATGCTTACAAGTTTTACAGTCATTTTTTACCAAATCCTTCAGGTTTTTTTCTTTTAGTTGTTTCAACTTCTCGCTCTAAAATCTCAAGTGCCTCTTTCATAAATGTGAGTTCTTCCGCACTATAGAGATAATCCTGAGTAAGTGCTTCTTTAAGATTTTTGATTAATTCCTTAGATCTCATACTTCATCATCCTCGAAGATTTCATCATAATCAGTATATCCTGGTAATCTGGAAGTATCTACTTTTGTAGAATATGCATCTACATCAGAATATACCTCTGCTTTGAGAGCATCGACTAATAGTTCTAAATTACGAACAATCAGTTTTAGTTTTTCTCTTTCTGGTTCCATAATTTTTATATGGTATTTAGACATTTTACACAAAAAAAGAGGGCCTGTCAATAGGCCCTCTCTATTTAAGTTCTTAAACTTAACTGCAAGGAACTGCCTTGCTTCTAACCTTGATACCACGATACATTAAATCGTGATTACGGTTCTGATTATGCTCGTTAATGAGCATTGATCTGTACTCTTCAGTGTCGTATGAGACACCACGATAAGTGACTTGTGCCATTGGCTTGCTCCAAAGTAGTAGGGATTTTGGCCCCGTTCCTTCAGTCGGCTTTTGCGTCCTCAAAGCATCCCTTCTCAGTTGCTTCATGTATTACCTCGACTAATTCAGATCTATTAGAAACTGAGGGTTTAATGTCGTTAATAATACTCTTAGCACTTTCGCATGTTAATAATGTAGCGAGAAGTAGTTCCATGAGGATGAACGATTCCGTTCCGAGTCGGCTTACTTGCGACCTCTTATGAGGTTGAACGATTGTGTTAATACTAACACAGTTACTTTATTTAGTCAAGCACCTATGTATTTTTGTTACAAAATCCTGTGGCTCGAAAAAATATGGGACTTTTTTTCGCCCGATTTTTGAAAGCTAAAGTCGATTTTGGTGGCCTAAACTTTTCTCTTCTTCTTTTTACTAGCAGGTGCTTGGTAACCCCAAAGGTTTGGTTTGATAGTTCCATTACCATAAGCAATGCTTTTTAAACCACCCTTAAACTTATCCCAATACATATCAAACAATGTAACTTTACTACCCCGTGAAAGATCATAATAAACTTGATCATCACGCACATACTTTACAATATAACAATCAGTAGGTGCCTGTCTTGTAGAAACATCTTCTAATGAACCATTATCTATAATAATTTCTGTTCCATAATTAGTTTTTAAGTTTCTTTTTTCCTCTGCTGTCCAAAAAGATTCCTTTCTCTCAGGCTTTGTTTCTAATTTAGTTTTTTCTGCCATAACTAACCTCCTCTACCACCCCATTTAATATCAGGATAAGCTTCGGATACAATTTCTTTAGTAATCTTATACTTATCAGAAAGTTTCTTATCTTTTATCAAACATATAATTTCTGCTTCTAAAGGATGAAGACCTTGGAGAATATTAATAAACATTGTCTCACGACGAATAGCATTTAATGAAGGATCACCACCTTTTAAAAATCTATAAAAATGTTTCGCTTCTCTATTAATGGTAGTATGACCCTGTTGATCCGTCACTCCTAAAGAGAAACTTCCTTTCTGATGCATTCTACGAACCTCTTCCGTAATTTTAGTTGAAAGAGTTCCACTATAAGTGTTCTGTTCATCATAACCAACATAAGGAACGTCACCATCAGGAAGTAATGAGACTATTGACTCATCAAAATTCCATATAAGAACAGATCTTAAAGCAACATGATCATATTTTCTTAGAACTTCTATTTTTTTAGCTTTACTTCTTTGCTTTGATGCTAAATCTAAAATCTCAAAAATTAAAGGATTATTAGGTAGTTCTGGAAGAGCTTTGACTGTAAATTTTTTAGTCTTCTTCTTCGTCTGTGTCGTCTGTGTCATGATAGTTTTCAAATCTAAATGCAATTACCTCATCGGGAACTAAGTTTCCCATTTCATCAAACATTTCAGGATGAGGTCTGGGTATCTCCTGATAGTTCATCATATAATCTCTTGCCAACCATCCCCCCACTCCTCCTACTAAGAAAAGTAAAAATGATACAGGTAATATCGTCAACAAAACTATGTCAATAGTACTCATCTATCTACCTCCTTAGTAATTAATTTTTGTTTTTAATTGATAAGGAAAATTCAAAATAAATTTCTATTTCTTTATTAAAAAAATTACTTATCTTTTTGAGTGTAATATGAAATGGTTTTTTCTTTTTTCTTTTACCTCCCTGAAGCATTAATTCCACTCCACGATTAACTGGTGGATTGGTTTTATTTATATTGTCATTAGACAACTCTTTTTTCTTTGAGGAATTGAATTGTGTCAACACACCCTCCTAATTTTTTACCATCCACAACAACTTGGGGGAAGGTAGATCCTTCTCCAAACTCACCGTAAAATTCTTTACGTTCGAAATGTTGACCTAAATTATACACCACAAACTTACTTCCTGTCAACTCTAATACTTGTTTTACTTTGTCACAATAAGGGCAACCATCTTTAGTATAGACTGCAAAATTCATTTTAATTTTAAACCTCTGAGTTTTTATTTATAATGTAATTACCGATACATAAGTAATCTAAATCAATATTATTAAATGTATCGATTGCTTGTTTTGGTGTCTCGACAATTGGTTGGCCATTATCATTAAATGATGTGTTTAAAAGAATAGGGCACCCTGTTTCTTCATTATACTTTTGTAAAAGTGTGGTGACTTCTGGGTGTAGTTCCTTATTCACCGTTTGCATTCTACAGGTACCATCTTGATGGGTGATAGCCCCAATATTCTTTCTCTGATAAGGTTTTACGACCAATGAATATAACATATACTCATTGGGATAATCTTCCTTAAAGTAATCCTTCTGATACTCCTCAAGCATAATACCAGCAAAGGGTCTCCACTCTTCTCTATGCTTGATGCGTGAGTTCACAGTGTCCTTGTTCTTCCTTGGTTGAGGATTCATAAGGATAGACCTAGAACCAAGTGCTCTGGGACCAAACTCAGACCTATTCTGGAACCATCCTACAATCTTATTCTCTGCAAGATGTTTAGCAGTGACTTCACACAGTTCCTCAAAGTTATCATACTTCTTATACTTGGTATCTCCTAGTGCCTCTTCAATCTCTTCATCACTATAAGTCTTACCGAATAGTGAAATGTTATGAGGAAGTTTTACTTGCTCTTTATTCTTAAATAATCCATACGCTGCAGCACCGAAAGATAGTCCTGTATCGTCTGGGAATGGTGGGATATGTATATTGTCTGCCACCTTATTCTTACGCAGTACAGAGTTAGCAAGGATGTTTAGAAAGACACCACCAGCAAGGCATAGATTATTAGTAATATATTCACGTTGCTTTAACTGCTTCATCCATTCAAGCATTCCCTGCTCAAAGTTATACTGGAGTTGCTTTGCCTTATTCTCTGGTGATAGATTACCATAGTTAAAGTCACGACCAGGAAAAGACTCAAGTGCTACCTGTGGTATGCCCTCAAAATGCATTCTATAATCTGTCTTAAACTCTTTGATGTTTCCATAGGCAGAGAGACCCATGACCTTACCACAGAATGTTTCTCTATACTTTGGATCTGTGAGTTTAATATCTTTCTGTATCTTATTAGTGTAGATATGATATGCCCACATCCAATAATAGTTTCCTAGATTATTCGTCTGTGGGATACCAGGATAATACTTGAATAGATTTTTCTTCTTATTAAAGTATCCAAATGAATGATTTTCACAGGCAAACATATTTCCTGTGGTATCAAACAAAATGGAACCAGCATTATCTAATGTAAGAAATGAACCTTCATTATAATCACAAGAGAATACTGATGAAGCTGCATGACACAAATGATGTGATGCAACCGATACCTTTGCTTTTGGAAAATATCTTCTTACTTTCTTCTCCAGAGTCTTATTAATAAGATTCTTATACAACTGTTGATTGGCCATGGATGGGACAATCACAATATCAATATCATTCTTATCTAAATTTGCAGCAGATAGACAATACTCAATAGACTTTCTAGGAAAGTTACCATCATATTTTATTCCACTCAATCTTTCTTCACTAATACTTACACAGTGCTCACCATCTTTGATGAGAGTTACACTCGCACCGTGTGTCCAAGATTCTTCTGATTGTTTTAATAACTTTGGATTGTCAGAGAGTACAACATTCCAACCAATCGCACCATAAAGTCCAACTACATTCATGATTAACCAACTGCCTCAACAATTTTATCAAAGTCAAATATATCATCATCTTCATCTATGTAAGGATATTCTGCCTCAACACCAGTAAAATCAAAGTCAAACAATACACTGTTCGGTAACTTACATTTAGCAGGTTTCTTTGCCTTAATATTTGTATGCATATCCCATCCAAATACTTCTGGGCTAGTTCCATTCCATAAGACTACTGAAGGCATCTTAAGTGCTGCAGCAGCATGTTGCATACAACTATCAATAAGTATTCTCTTCTCACTATGTAAAAGAACACTCACAAGTTCCATATTAGTCACAGGATCTTTTAAAACTTCTACATCATCCAACACTTCACATGCTGGTCTAGTTACTTGGAAGATATGATAATCATCTGAATAATGATCTACTAATTTCTGTGCCAATACCACAGGCATGTCTCTTGCCCAAAGATATGGTCTCTGTTCTTGATACATTCCACCATTAGTCTGAATGACCATGATGGGTTTTCCATTTGCTCTACCAGGCCAGAACTCTTTGGCACCCTTTCTTTGTAAAGGATTAAACTTTACCTCTGGCATCTCACCACGGTACTCAAGATTATACATCTTGCTCCAAGTCTGAACCAAAGGTAACTTTTTATTGACATGATCCGTAGTAAAATATGGTTCATTAGCAAAGACTAATGAATCCATGTTCTCTACATAAGTTTGATAATAATAACTCGTATTCCCCATTTGATAGACTCTATCCACAAATGGAAGGTTCTGAAATATTTCAGACCACACAGCAGTAACGATCAACTCTCTACCAGGAAAGTTGTTCTTAATGCATTTTGCTACTGCTGTCGCTGCAATGTGCTTTCCAAACCCACCTTGTACATG